GTACATTAATATCTGAAATAAGGCAGTCAAGAGAAGGAATCACAATTAAGTTTCCTGATAAACTTAAAGCATTAGAATTAATAGCCAGACACCACAATCTTTTTAAAGAGGATCAGAAAGCTGGTGCTGGCAATCTTGAATCTATCCTTGATAAACTAAACAATAAGGCAGAAGACCTTGTACAGAAATCTAAAAATAATAGTACTGATAATTCTGACAATAGTGATGTTTAAGCTCGATGAACAGCCAGAAGTAATTTTAAGTCGATTATCAGAGAGTGATCAAATAGAGTTTGCCAAGGCTGTTGTGGCATCGCCATTAAAGTATTTTTGTCCGAACGGAGCGCAGGAACAGTATATTAATACAGTAGTTCGATCAATAGAAGATACAAAGATTCCAATTATCCTCTGTACCTATGCGAATGGTGTGGGGAAAACAACAGCAACAATAAACATTCTACTCAATATTATATACGGTCCCCAAAACGGCTGGTTCGATTTCCCCATCTTTCATAATTTTCCATTCCCAAAACTTGCATGGTATTGTTCAACCGCACCTGCTTTAATAGAGACGGTGCAGCCCATGTTTGAAGAATTTATCAACCCTGAAATGCGTCCACACATGGATTATGAAACCAATAAAGAAGGTAAACAATATATCTCCAAAATGACTTTCCAAAATGGCTGGATAATAGCATTTAAAACCTTTGACCAGGAAGCGAGCAAGTTTGAGTCGGCGAATGTTGGTATTATGATAGACGATGAACCATGCCCTGAGCCAATATGGGAAGCTCAAAAGTCAAGAATTCGTATGGGATGTCTAAGTTTATTACCAATGACACCGCTTTTCTGTCCACCTTACGTATTTGATGAGATCAAAGACGCACACGACAAAGGTCTAAAGGGTTATTATCATTTAAAAGCGACTGTCTATGATGCTTGTAAACAGCGAGGCATACGTGGACATCTGGATCCAGACATTGTTGATGACATGGTAGCCAGGTACAAGCCAGAGCAGCGAGAAGCAAGAGCATTCGGCGAATTTATGTACTTCTCAACACAGATTTATGAATTAAATAAAGACATCCACTTTGTCAATCCTGATTACTTCCCAATTCCACCACATTCTCAAATAATACAAGCCGTAGACCCACATGATTCACGTCCAAGTGCCTCCGGATGGGCTGCCGTGCTTCCTAATAAGCGTATAATCGTCTATAATGAGTACCCAATACAACAAGATCGTCCATATTGGGACATGAGCAGGGGGGAAACCATAGACCAGGAAGTCGAAAACTGGTCTAAAATGGAAGAAAAGACATGGTATATACCTAATTTAAGGATATTAGATCGTCATTTCGGATGGCAAACAAGGGGACAACGGACGTTTGCACAGCTATACAGCGAAGCAGGACGCAAAATAAAGAAGGATTTCACCTTTCTTTCCAGTTATAAGGCGGCTGGAGAAGAAGGAGAGATTGCCTATGGACACCGTAGAGTCCGAGAACAGCTTGAATTACTCGATGATGGCAAGCCAGGATTGGTTATTTATAATACTAACTATCATATTTGGAATGGGCTTACTCATTATATTCGTAAGAGACTAACAGGCAAAACGGCAGAAGATAAAATATCGGTAGACGCTAAAATAGTCGAGAAATACAAAGATATGCCGGACGTAATTCGCTATATCGTATGTAGTGATCTTGTAGCCAGGATACCAGAGAAGCCAAAAACACAAATACAGAAGATGCGTGAGATAGCGATGCGCGGTTCAAGTGAGACGAAGGGGAGATATGCAACATAAAGTAAAATGGTTTGTTGTAGAAGAAGATAAATTTCCGTCATATACAGGATTTGTGTGGATTAGGCGGAATAATAATCATGTAAGATTAGCGTATTTTAATAAAAACACAGATTTTTTATTTAATAGATTTCAACTCCCTGAAACAGCGGGCGACAACGAAGGATTATTAACAACCGAATATTTTACTGACGTTACTCATTGGGCGAAGTTAGAAGAACCAGAGTTTTCATAAAACCAATACTGCGCAACACTGTTCTTTAAATGATGTTGTAGGGATGTAATAAAAACTAATTAACGTTGCGTAGTGTTGGGTATTATTCATGAGGAGAATAATCATGGCAAAATCAAAAGGAAGTTCAGGTAAAGGTGCATGTGGTGGTACAAGACGTAAAGATGGTTCTGGGAAAGGCGTAGGTAATCGTGGTACAAGGCGACAACCTAAAAAAAAATAATATTGCGCAGTATTGGGTATTTAAGAGAGGATGATATAATGCCAAAATTCAGAAAGAAACCAGTTGAGATCGAAGCTGTCCAATGGAAAGGACATAACTTAGAAGAAGTATTGAAGTTAGTAGTTGATAAAACATTCACACCAACCATCAATGGTGGTGTGCTTGAAATTTCAACATTAGAAGGTGTAATGGTAGCTGATATTAATGATTGGATAATTAGAGGCGTTAAAGACGAACTTTATCCATGTAAGCCTGATATATTTGAACAAACCTATGATAAGGTTTAATGAATGAACGAACCACAACCAAAATACGGACTCCGCAAGGATCCCGTGCTTTATCAGTACATTGTAGATTCGTACAAAAAAGCACAAAAGTTCAAAGAAGAACTAAGGGTGATGGAAAAGGCTGAAAAGTATGACCTTTACTATAACAATGAACCGTGGAAAGCTGCCGGTACATCACGTGCTGATCATTTGTCTGAAGTAAAAATTGCGATTGCATTTGATGTAATCGAGACAGGATTACCGATTGTTACAGCCCGGGCACCTATGCCTGATGTCGATCCGATGGTTGATAACGAGAGCAAAGAATATCAAGCCATTGCTGATATGGAGGATGGGCAGGAGAAAGAAGCTGCCATGGACCAGCTCAAAGAAGGGTTGGATGATTACGCTGAAAAGATACAGCGTGAATTGATTGCAGTGTGGAACGATACCAAGATGCAGAAGAAACAACGTATCGGGTATCGGGAGAATGGCAAGACTGGAAATATGTTCTTTAAATCGGAGTTCGATCCGAAAGAGAAAAAATGGAAGAACATAAATATTGATTTATCAACGATATATCCTGCACCGAACATTGAGAGCATTGAAGCTCACGTTGATGCAGAGGAACCGTTTATATTCGCTCCTGTAATGACCGTAGATAAAGTTAAAAAAAGATACGGTGTTACTAAACTTGACGAAGGATCATTAGGTAGTTACGATGATCTTAAAACATTTAGCTATGAGACATCATTTTTAAATAAAGTAAAGGCTGGCATTAAAGCTAAATTAGAGCAGATGGGCAACAATGTAAAAGGAACCCATGTTATTTTAATTGAGTGCTACATGCCTGACAATGCTGAGTCGGAAGTTGATGTAACTGACTACAATGAAAAAGGTGCCAAGAAACTTGATGAAGAAGGAAATGAGATAAAGAAAAAAGTCACCCGAAAAAACTTTGAGAGTGGTTTTAAGCGGGTAGCTATCGTTTTAGATCACAAAGATTGGATATTAGAAGAAGTGGAGAACAAATTCAAACGTCCTCCCATATTCGGCACAGTAAACTATCAGCAAGTAGGTGGTTTTTATGGTATATCAGAGATACAGAACATTGAGGACCTGATTACAATTATGAATGTAAGCGCCAGCAACTTTAATGATAACTTACGTTATACCGGTAATCCTACAAAGGTTGTTACTGAAGGATCACATGGTACAGATAACAAACCGATCACTAATGAAATAGGTGGAATTAATTACACTCAACAGCCGGGTGGCGTTTACTATGCCCAACCACCACAACTTGGCCACGATGTAAAGTGGTGGTTGGGAGATTTTTTACCAGGATGGGTAAAGCAGATTACTCATACTCTTGATGCTTTACGCGGGGTTAACGAATTTTCACAAGATTCAGGAAAGAAAGTAAGAGAACTGCGCAATGCGGCACATGGGGCATTCCAGCCTAAATTAGACGAACAGGTAGACTTTATCAAAGATTTATTCCAGTACTGGGTCTTTGTTATCCAGAACTACTATCAGCATACAATTATGCAGAAGGTTGAAGATGATGATGGTAAAGCTAATTATGAAGAATTTAACCCTCAGACAGGACGTGAGTTTAAGATGAGCGTTGATGTCAGCGCAGATTCGATACTTCCAGATGACCCATTTGCAGAATTCGATGAAGCACTGGAACTGTATGATCGGGGCATGAAACGTACAGGCGAACCATTGGTATCACCGGAACATCTTATTGATCTTGCCGTTCACATGCAGGATAAGCAACGAGCGAAGAACTATCTGGCTAAAAAAGAGAACGAAGGTGATCAGCAAATGTTCGAGCAGTTTGTAGCGTTAGCAGAGCAAGCAGCCGATGTATCAGAGAACGAAGGTTCTGGAGATAATGAGGATAAAGTTGTTATTCAGTTAATTGAAATACTGACAGAGTATCCGATGTTTTTCGGTACTAATGAGTTTCTGGCGCTGCCAGAGAAAATAAGATTAGCGTTGTTGGCTGGTGTGGCTAAAGAGAGATCGAGGAAAGCGGCATGAGTGTTGCCATAAAGTATAATCCGGTTTTATCAACAGAAGATATTTATATTAAAACAAGGATAAACAACATGAACGACAAAAAAGAATACTTGTGCAATAGCTGTGCAAACTGCATGATTGTTGTAGTTGATGGGATTACCAAAAAGAATGGGCAGATATTTGCACAGGCTGAAAGGAAGAAATGCCTTCTTGTGCCGGGGATGTTTACCAAGTTTGGACCTGAGTACAAAGGCGATGATGGAATACTAAATGCTGTTAGCTGTAC